ACAGATATCTCTGAACGGTTATGATGCCAGTCTCCAGCAAAAATTAAATCTTTAATACCTTTAACACGGCACTCATCTCTAAACCAAAGAGCCCATTCAACTGCATAATTATGCCAGTCAGAACTATTAGAATGAACCCCAAGGTGTAGATCTGAAAAGATCGCTACCTTGGGTTTTTTAATAGTCGGAATCATGCTCGGTACCAATTGGTTTCACATACACTGTACCTTGTGTGTTGTTAGGATCTGCCATATATTCCTCATATACTTTCTCCTTATAGCTTGTAATAGCTTGATGATGCTTCTTCTCTTTCTTAATCCGATTAATAAATGCATGATAAGCAATAGTAGTAAAGTAAGAAAATGGATTTGAATTATTCTCAAACTTATACTTCTTATGCTTTAGAGCCGAATACATCTTAATAAGAGCATCTCCAATCATATCATCTTTATATGAGTAGTTAATAAAGCTACCATTATAGGACAACCCGTAAGCAATCTTTTTAATGTTTTCAGCTAGGTCGTCAGTTAAGATATCTGAGTCATAATATCTCTGTAAGCTCGCTTTGAACTCTTTCGGCTTTATATAATATTCCTCTTTAGTAGACATAATAGTTATACTCTAATTATAGCAACTTATTAAGATAAATCAACTACTAAAGTTGCACATCCGTATATTTGATTTTTTCCTTAACGTAGATAGTTTTACGCTTATCACAATGTGCTTGCCCATACTTAAGTTGATCACATATATCAAAGATAACCAACTTGTCTTTTGCATCATGCTTACGAAGTCCACGACCAATCGATTGCACAGTTCGAATAAATGACTTACCCCCCGCGGCAAATATAATATTATGAATGTTCTTAACGTTAACACCAGTCGAAAAGATTGCACTAATGGCCACACAAACAACATTAGTCTCTCGTTCCATTATCTTTTTAATCTTCTCCCTTTCTTCCACGTCAACAGAACCTCTAATAAAGTAAACTTTCTTATTTGATAGCTTATTAAAGTATTCTTCTAGAGCTTCTCCATGAGCAATATGGTTAACAAGTATAAGGGTGTTGTTATCTAACTTACCAACTAGTTTTTGTAGTAACGAGTTTCTTCTCGCACTCTCATAAATGTATTCAAGCTCATCCCTATAACCATTCGGACCAGAGAAGTGTGGTGCGGGGTTATAACTAATATTAAGTATCTTAACAACTACATTTGCTAAATGATCTTCAAGTCTTAACTCGTATGAAGACTTCTCGTAAATAACTGGACCTAACTTTCCAATAATAGACCACTTGTTAAGGTCATCCTCCGGTAGTGTACCTGTAAAGCCAAACTTGTTAGGAGTCCTTATTTGTTGAACTATCTTTGAGATCTTATTACCGGCTGATATCTTATGGCACTCATCGACAATAAGTAGATCAATATGTCTTAACCATTCGTTATCTTCAAATCTACTTTGAATAATACCGATGTTAGCGATAATTACATTAGCAGTAAAGTCGGGTTTAGTCTGACCAGTCCATTTAGTAAGTTTATATGTAGTTCCACTATTTAAAAACTCATTATATGTTTGAGTTACAAGTCCTAAATCTGGTACAAGCATGAGACATTTAAAGGTATCTCTATCACCTGCTGCTCTAAAAAAGTTCTCAATTAAAGCTGCTGTGGTAAAGGTCTTACCAGCACCAGTACCTAGGACACATGTACCGGTTCCTAGCTTTATAGCTTTTCTAATAACCTCTTCCTGGTAATCACGAAGAGTAAATTCAAAATCATTAACCATTTCTTTATCTATACCGACTTTAATAGCCTTAGCAAGAGCAGGAGATACTTCAATATCAGTTTTTATCTGACTCTTAATTAGATACTGTCTAATCGACCAGTATAGTCCTAACTCACAGTTACCAGTTGGTGTAATAACATACTTACGTTGTGGTGCAAATCGTGAATACCTTCTAGCAAATCTAGCACCAGTATTTTCTACAGAAAAGTTTTCACGAATCTGATTAAATAGTTCTTTATCAGTACACTTAACTATTAGCTTACATGGCGTCTTACCGGTTGCTTTTTTATAATCAAACAATATCATTACATTTGCTCCATCTTCATAATATCAACTGCATTCTTTACATCAAATCCCATCTGTGACATTACCTTCTCTACCTTCTCTAAATATTCAATAATAACATCAAACTCTCTTATCTTATTATTTAGCTCAGCAAGAGTATCGTGCCTTTCTGCTGCTTGCTCTGCTGCTGATTGGGTAAGTTTTACAGGGGAAGTAGCAATTACTTCTCTTGTAATGTTTTTCTTCAGCTCACGTTTCTTTGTAAATATTTGATTACGTGCAATCTTAGTCTTAATAAGTTGAGCTACCCAATAATGTTTCCTTGCAGGCAGTCTTAGAGTTACTTCCTTTATGTTAAAGTCATCAAGTACAAGATCCTTAGCAACCTCATCCATATATTTTAATAGCTTCTTCACAATTTGAGTATAAATACTAGTATGGCAAAATCAACTATAACCTTTGCAGATTATTTTAAAAAGCTTATGGCTGAGATGACAACAGCATCTGCTGGTGTTGGCTCTACTAATGTAACTGGAGATGATAAGCAGGGAGATTTTTACGCTCCTGATGATATACGAATAGCTAAACCTCTTGGTAAGGTTGAGACAAGGAGAGGTACTGTAGGTAAAAAAGAAAAGGATAATAAAAAGAGAGGTATCAATGGAGTCTTCTTAAAGGGTGAGGATGCAGAAGAAAAGATGTGTCCAGATGCTTGTTGTGGGATGCCTGTGAGTGAGTGTACATGTGGACCAGATTGCGAGCATTGCGATTGTTACGAGATTAATAATGGCTGATTTAGGACATTGGGAAGGACTTCTAACAGAGGAAACACTTCCATATGGTTTTGTCTATAAGATAACCAACCTCATTAATAATAGAAAGTACATTGGTAAAAAACAATGTCTTACGTTAAAGAAGAGACCACCCCTTAAGGGTAAGAAGAATAGACGTATATCAGAGATTGAAACTGATTGGAAGAGTTATACCTCTTCATCGAAAGAGCTTAACGAAGATATTATAGGTTTAGGAAAAGAAAACTTTAAATTTGAAATATTATTTTGGTGTGAATCAAAAAGTGAGCTTGCATATTTAGAAACTCTGCTACAATTTAAAGAGAAGGTACTGCTTAGAGATGACTACTACAACGGCATTATAAACATTCGCTTAGGAAAAGTTAAATTATCTCAACCAATACCTAATTTATAAGGAACATCTGTATAAATATTTGATATGTCTACTACCTCTTTAACTAATACGAAAACCAGTTACTTTGATGATGTTCAAAATGTTGAGTATATAGATTTAGAGCCAGCTCTCATTCAATCTTGCAAAGATTACAATTATTATATTGCAGAAAATGAATTAGGTAATATTAGCAAAAGAGATAAGAACAGAATAGGCACACATTGCATGCTGAAGCAAATTATTGATGTATGCCAGGAGTCAGATACTAAGAAGATTTTTTATTATCGTGAGTATATTAAGTATCCTGTAGAGAATATGCTTGTTAAGCGTATATTTAATGCATTACCAACAACGATTGTATACGATACAATACCGTTTGATACATTTTTAAGGGAGTTAAAGTATAAGGTAGTTAAGAGAGAGGATTCTAGCGCGGTATGCTTCAAGAAGTTCAAAAAGTTCCTTAAAACTACTGGTTTGACTAAGGTAGAAAGAGAATTTACCGAAAATGCGCGTGTTAAATTCTCTCTTTTGCCATAAATATACACATGCAAAGTAAGTTTCTCAACTTAGTAGAAGATAATACGCCTGATGATTCTGTAGATAGAAATACTAAGGCTAAGTTAACTGTATTAAGAGCTTTAGTAGCTTCATCAGAAGAAGTTAAAATTAAAAATAAACAATTTACTAACGTTTTCTTTTTTACGGATATAGAGGGTAATGAGTATAAGGTCAGTATTGATAATGTAGGGGTGGAAAATAATGAAGTTGAGGTAGATGTCGCGCAAATAGCTACTAATGATAATGAGGAGGTTAAAAAGGCTAAAGCTGAATTAAGTAATAAGTTGGTACAAAGCATGAGAAAATTAACAGATCAAATAAAATGAATAAGACATTAGAACTATTTAAAAAGTACGGTCTCACTGAAGCTGATGAGCTTGAGATGGATGCAACAGATATGGCTGAACAGCCACCTATTCAAGATCCTGCAGAAATGACTCCTGAAGGTGAGAAGTATCTTGTTGGTCTTTTGCTTAAAGCTTTCTTACACGTACCGGATGATAGTGAGGGTCGCGTAGCTAAAGAGCTTCAAGGGGCGTTTGAAACTATGGATGCTAAGGACATTGCTGGTCAAATTGAAAACTTCCTTGAGCTTGGTGTTGATTCAACTAAAGCTGCACTTGATGATATTCAGGTATAAGGAACTCTAATACAATACAGTTATGGATAGCAAAATTACAGACGCTTATTTAAATTTATATAATAAAAAGGATAATTCGAAAAAGATTCGAATGACTAATTTATATGAGCAAGTAGTTAATAAGCAATTTAATGAGGCAAAAGTTAGTATTGAGTTTGATGATGGTAATGTAAAGACTGTAGAAATGGATAATGAACGTGCAAGGAAAATGTTCATGCTATCTGACATAGAAGATAATACATCACCTTTATCTGACTGGATAACCGAGGCTGGGTGGGATACAGATGATGCTCAATCACTTCTTAACCCTAAGCTTAACTCAATTTACAAGACTGGTATACAACTTACAAACAATCAAGTAAGAAAGGAATTTTATGAACAAATTCAAGCTCTTACTAAACGGAAGAAAAATTTAAATATTTTAAGAGAAGTTCTCAATAAAGGTGCTGTTGATGATATATACAGCTATTTAAATAAAAAATTAAGTTCTGATTACCCCCTACTTGTAGGGGAAGATGTATTAAAACAAATAGGACAACTTGCATTTGCTGAGGGTGCTGTAGGTGTAGGGCCAGGAGAAGTATTGATTTCGTTATTTACAGAAGGTAAGAATCCAGATAAGGGTGATATAGTCTTACCAGATGGAGATGAAGTAGAGTTAAAAGCATCACAGGGTCGACCAGGGAAATCTAGAGTGGCAGCACTAGTTAAAAGGTTTGAAGAGTTTATACAGCAAGGTCATAATGTAAAGAGACTTGATGCTAATGAAGTTAATTCTGCTAAAGCAGCTATAGCAGCTATTTTGCAAAAAGCAAATGAGATTATACAAGGAAAACAACCAACTAAGAATTTAGAGTCGGTAATTAAAGCTGCAAGTTCTATTAGTGATATAGAGGATGCATCTGAAATAGAAAAAGTAGCTGCCTTTCTCGTTAGTGCGCAAGACCGAGCTAAGTTAGTTGAACAACTAAATCCTGACGCTTTTAAAACATTAGATGCTATTGGTAAACAGGTAGCAAGCAATAAAGCAGGTGCAAGTAAGCGTGGTAAAGCCTTTTTTGGTTCTGCAGATGACAATGATCTAATAAAGGGATTATCACTTTTTTCATCAAAAGGTGAAGATATTGCAACGTCAATTATAAGAAAGGGATTAGATCAAGGTGGTAGTATGGATAGGGTAGATCTAGCGCTAGGTATTGCGATGACTTTTCAAATTGCAGAATATTTTGATGAATTAAAACAAAAGTTCAATTATTACACTCTTTTTAATAAGGGTAGTGGTTTAATAGTTACATGGGGACCTTTTAGTGATGATTATGTTACTAATGCTAATAGTATTTTAGATAATATATTAAGCAATAGAGATAAGATTGTTATTAGTGCCGATAGCGGGGGTAGAACAGGTTATAACCTATCAATAAAATAAAAGGCATAAGGAACACTGATATAATTAAATAGAACAATGATTAGCTTTAAAAAATATTTTGTAACCCACGGTCTTTTAACAGAGGCTAAAGCAAATACTCATCTAACACACCTAGAAGAACTAGTTCTCACACAAGGTGAAAGGGGTTATGGTGTTGCGAGAGGTTTTATTGCTGATTTACTTTCTCATCTGCAGGGTAAGTCGAAGAGAAAGGTTAATACTTCAGTCAAATGGGATGGTGCTCCTGCTATTTTTGCTGGTAAGCATCCTATTTCAGGTGAGTTCTTTGTTGGCACCAAGTCAATTTTTAATGTTGACCCTAAAATTAACTATACTGAAGGTGATATTGAGTTGAATCATGGTCATGCCCCAGGTTTAGCTGATAAGCTTAAGAAAGCTCTAAAGTATCTTCCTAAATTAGGTATTAAGGGCATCCTTCAAGGTGACTTTATGTTCGATTCTTCTTCATTACAACCAATGATGGAAGATGGTAAAGAGCATTTGACCTTTAAGCCTAATACTATACGTTATGCTGTTGAGTCTGACTCCGAGTTAGGTAAGGAGATTGCTAACTCAGTCTTTGGAATTGTATTCCACACAGGTTATACTGACTTTAAATCTCCACCTCAGTATAATATATCTGTTAAGAACCTCAAAAAGGTTCCTGGAGTATGGGTTGATGATGCTGTCTTCACTGATACTACCGGTACAGTTACATTAGACCTTGATGAAGCGAAGCAAGTAAAAGATATGCTTAAGCAAGCTGACAGTATTAAGGTTAACTTCAAGCCGATAATTAAATATTTACCCCTTCTAAACATTTATCTCAACACTGAGATTCGTGGAGGTAAGTTTGTAGAGGATCCAGAAGGTTCCTTTAAGGGTTTCTATCAGTGGTTAGCAAAAAGAAATGAAACTGCTTGGAGTAAGTTAAAGGCAAAGAAAAGAATTGAGGCTAAGCAGGCAGCAAGTAAGGAGCAATTAGCTCAATTAAAAGAACAAGATGCTAATGTTATTAGCCTGCTTAAGAAAAGTAAGTTGCTTCAGCAAGCAAAACAAATTTTCGTTAACAAGTATAACAACGCAGTATATAATACAAAGCACTTCCTCGATAATGAAGATGGTACTCTTAAAGCAACAGCACCAGAAGGTTATGTTGCAGTATCAAGAGCTGGAGATGCAGTAAAACTTGTTGATCGTTTAGAGTTTAGCCGAGCTAACTTTAGTGGTGGTCAATCTTCAACACCTATTACAAAGTAATGCAAACATTTAGAGAGTATTATGAAGATGGAGCGCATTTAAGAGATAAAGATAGAGTTGCTCTTATGCCGGGTGGTTATAAGCCACCTACCAAAGGTCATTTTAAAGCTTTTAAATATTTGCTGGAGGATGCAGATAGTGGTATTGTTATTATAGGTAATAAAGATCGTGATGGTATTACAGCAGAGCAATCTAAGAAAATATGGGATGTATATTCAAAGTATATGGGTAAACCTGTTGAGATTGAGCTAGCTGAAAACTCACCTGTAAGGACAGTATATGAATTTGCAGATAATAATAAAGAGATAGCTATTACTGTTGGCGCTGGTGCTAAAGATGAAGATGTTAAGCGTTATGAATATTTTACCAAAAACGTTGAGAAGTACCCACTAGTTGATGTAGTAAAGATTCCGATGCAAGAAGATTCAATATCCGGATCACAAACAAGAGCCTTAATGCAGAGTAACTTAGATGAGGCTATAGCCTATTTTGTACCAGAAGAGATTAGCGAAACAGATAAAGATGCTATAAAAAATATACTAACCGATTAAATAATATTATGAGCAAGAGATCATGGAATAATGGAACGAGGGAACTTGAATTAATTGCAGAGAATCTCTGGGCGGCAATTGGTAAGGCTGAGCGTGGGGAGAAAATTGACCCAAGAAGTGGTAAAGCTATGGGTCCTGATTCTAGGGAAGATGAAGTATCAAATCAGGAGACTGGTCCTATTGATCCAGAAGATCCTACAAAAGTTGTTGGAGGTATTGAAGATGCTGAAGGTGAGTCGCTAGCTGATCATTTTATGAAGTTTGCTTCTAAG